GATGACAAAGGAGAAGTAAGTGTGATTTCCTTCTGAATGTCCTGCATTGCCATGCGCTGAGCCGCTAGAGCAGTATTCAAACCGTTCATAGCGTCACCTGTAAGTGACTTGTTAGCCGCTAGTGCTTCAAGTGTTGAGATTGGATCTGCCTGTGGTGCTTGTCCTGGAACATGTGAAGCGCGTGAAAGACTCTTTGAGAGTTCGCCTGAGTATTCCTCAAAGCGTTCTGCGGCTTCTTTAGGAGTTGCATCACTGAATAGATCGGCCACCTTTGGAGGTGTAAGTGCCATTTGTGTTTCCTTTCAGAGATTGGGTTGAGTTACTTGTTTAGGGTTTCGTCATACTTTGCAAGAAATTCATCTGCAAGTTGCTTGTATCCCTTAGCAAGAACTGGGTCTGTTGTTGCTTTTGCTTTTTCTTTGTAAACAGCGGCCTTAGTTAGTAAATCAGAAGTTGCTTTCACATCTACTGGGCTTACTGTTCGCTTTGGGCCACCACCTAGAGCCAAAGATTTAGCGGTTGCTAACTCAGTTTCCAAACTCATTGCTCGCACCTCAGCCGCCTCTTTTGCGGACACAAGGTTGGCAATCTCTGATTTGAGAGCCTTTGTCGCTTTTTCCACCACTTCTTCTACTATGGCTTCTAACTTCTCTGTTGAGTTTTCATCAACAGAAACTTCTTCTGTAACTTCTTCAGCCGCAGGCGCTTCTTCAGCAACTACTTCTTCTGCAACTGGCGCTTCTTCTGCTTCCGCAGACTTAGGTGTGTCGGCAGGAGGAATGATTGTTGCGGTGTCTAGGTTTGCTCCTGTCTCCGCTGTTGGTGTCATGTCAGTAGCCGCATTTGACTTTTCCATGTACTTATTCCAACACTTCATTCCATAATCATCAGATTTGCCTGCTTCTTTGCAACGCTTCATAAATGCTTCTTTGGTTTCACCCTTAGCAGGCATCATTTCTTTTTCTTCTGAACCCGCTGAAAGTTCTACATCTACTTCTTCCATTACTTCTCCCTCTGCTTCTTCACCTTCATACCAAGCATGGAGATGAGATACGGCTTCTAATAGGTGTGCAAGAGAAGAAAGTTCATTGTGACCTTCCTTCATTTCCTGCGCTTCAATTGAAATAAGGTTAGCCAACGCTTCACGCGCCGCTTCAAACTGAGCCTTATCAAATTTAACAAGATCGCCCACAATGGACTTAGGTACTGAAACTGTTGTTGTGTCCATTGAGTCACTTTCTTTCTCAGAGTTATTCTCAGATTGTATTGGATTATTATTTTCTGTTTCTTCTTTTTCGTGTAATTCTTCTACCTGTACCAAGTCCTTTTCACCATCAACAGACTTAGCCAAAACCAACTGGCAGTTAGGGTTAGCAGGGCGATCTACAAGAGAAACTTCAACAATCTGCCCATCAATAATGCGGCCATTTGCCGCTTTGCTATCGCGTACAACGCGTGGGTTTTTAATACCTACTGAGAAACCCTTGAGTACGCCAGCATCAACCTTCTTAACAGAAACAGGATCTACAACAAGAACGCCAATGTAATGTCCATCAGCCTTCGCCTCATACTCTTTTGCAACGCCGGCGGCAATGTTGCTGTGTTGCTCTCTGATGTTTCCACCTGACTTGAACCAGGCGGGCATGGCGCGCTTTAACCAATCGCCATCACAAATCTGTTGATCAATGTCAATGGAGTCATCTGTTGCCTTTCCGTAAACGGTCATTGTGCCGTCTGCGTTACGGTCAGCCTTCTCAATACTAAAGTATGAGGTGGTTGTTAGATTACTAGCCATTGATTTCTCCTTGTTTTCCTGTTCACTGGTAATTCTTTTAGCCCATGCTCTACCAGCGTCTCCGCCCCAAAGCAACCAAGCAATGTAACCCGCGCTATCTTTGCCCCAGCCTTCACCTTTTTTATCAACTTCATGGCGAGCAAAGTAAGAGTTCATTCTCTTTAATGTGTCTAATGATAATGCTTTTCCGTTTGATAAGTCGCGAGCGCGAGCAACACCTACGGCTGTTCCGCCGCGGCCATGCTTTTCTCTAAGTTCTAATCCACGCTTTGCGTTACTGCGTACTTCTTGCGGTGGAACAAAACCATCAGCCATTGTTATCCCCTCAAAGCCTCACCGCTAACTGTATCAATTATAGGTAATCCCAGTTCTTTTTCTCTGCGCTTTAATTCTTCAATAGCAGTGGCTATGCCTTGTTCAGCCCCATCAATTACATTTGCCAATGTATCTTCATGCCAGTTGTAATCTTTAAAATTGCAATCTTCATCAATCATGGCGCTACCCAACCAAATTCTCTAGCCATTGCTTGCGTAATCTCATTTGTTGTTTTGCCTTTCGTTAAATAAAACTCTGCAAAATTTTCTGCAAAGAATTCTTCAGGCTTAGTTTGTCCGTATTCAGACTTGAACGCGTCAGGAAACTCAGCCTTGATCCGTTGAATAGCCGTAGATGTGTCTGCGGATTGGGCGCTACGGCTTCCGCCCTTATCAATGTGATGCCCCCACTCATGCGTCATGGTGTATTTGAACTGCGCAATCTCACCAAGAATAGGCATTTTCCATGTGCCTGCCTCAGCCACATTTGCATCACCCATTTTAGCGGTTTTAGGAGCAAGCCAAATTTGATCGCCACCAAGAGTTGCCCAACCGTAAGCGTTCTTTTTGGTAGGGCCAATAATGAAAGTAAGTTTTTCGCCGTTTGGGTTGGTAGCCTGTAAGCCATCTAAGTGATCTAAAATTTCTTCAATTCGCTTAGCCGATAATGATGCACCGCCTAAATAAAATTGGGCTTCTAATTGTCCATTTTGGTAAACAATACCCTTATCAATAAGTGATTTTGTGGCTCTGTCTTTCTTGAGCATGTAATCAACGGTTGATTGGCCATACTTGCCATACTTGTCTTGAATTTTTTGCATCTCGCGGTTTTTAATTGCTTCGCGATCCATTTTCTTCCATTGACCAGGCACATGTTGATTAGATCCAACTGGCTTTGGCACTTGCATAACAGGAGAGGCTTCAGGAGCGCTACCTGTATGAGCCGCGCCCGTAGGCATAGGAGTAGTCACAACGCCTGGCATTGCAGGTTCTTCTTCTATGCCAGGAATTACAGGCAGTAATACGCAACGGCAGTGTGGGTGGGCAGGGGGTTGGGTATTGCCGGTAGGAAATGCCTGCCCAATAATTACTTCAACATTAGCGTTCTTTGCACACTTATCGCATGGGTCTGACACATGCCATTCCATTTTCTCAAGTTCTGCTTCTTTGTAACGCTGAATAGTTCCAAATGACATAGCGCGGTTCTGCTCAGTGATGGCAATAGTTAGGGCGCGGCTAGGATTGGCCACATGCCGCCCAATCATGGTTGCCGCATGTTCTGCGTCTAGGCCAGCGGCGATTGAGTCAGAAAGGGCAGTGCCTAAGTTTTCTATTGTTTCTTTATTAAACTTTTTGAAATAACTATCCGCATTAACCATTTCTAAGTATTTAGAAAATCCACCTGTGGGGCGCAGTAGTAATGCTGTGGCTCTATCGCCTGGTTTCCAGTTAGCCCAATCAATGTAACCGTCATCAGCGGCTTTGTTAGCCGCTTCAGTTTTGGCAATCCATTCACCAGCGGCGGCTTGTCCTAGAACATAAGCCTCTGCCCATGCCCGCATAACTGTTGCCTGAAGCGGTGCATCATTTAAGTACACATTGAGAAGCACCCATGAGCGGGCGCGTGTGCGATCCTGCGCAACATTATCGGTTGGTTGCGGTTGCGTTTCCTGGTATTTGTCAAAGACTCTTTTAAAGTCTGTTACCTGGCGCAGTGCCGCTCTAATCTTCACTGCGTTCTTTGCCGCTATGCGCCCGTCTGCCTCAAGAGCGCCCTTGATCATGTTAGATAAGCCTTAGCCAGCGCCCTAGCGGTATCTAAATCGCCATCAAAAGCACAACGGTTAAGAGCATCTCCCACAATTGGATCAAGCGATTTGAACTCAAATAATCTTGCGCGCTTACCCTTAGCCGCCCATTTCATAAATGCTTTTACTTCAGTCACTTCATCTTCTTCAGGCTGTACTTCAGTAGAAGGTTTTTGCTCAAGAGGATTAGGAGTTGTAGGCGCATCAGGTGTTGCATCAGGGCCGCTTAGTGTGGGCGCTGTTGCCGCCGCCGCCGCATCAATCAATCCATCAGGTGAGAACAAAAGAACGCTTGAACCTGCAACCATAATTGGCATGTCTGCTTGTGGTGTATCAAGCAACGGCAAACCAAGTTCTGATCTGCGTTCATTGATTGACTTACCGCCTGAACGCACTTCAATCTCATTCTTGCGGGCGTTTTCTTCTGTGTCTTTGCGCTCTGATGTGAGCAACTTGAACTCAAGTTCACGCGGCATACCTAAGTATGTGTAAGAAAGATTTGTAAGTTGTTTAGAAATCCAGTTAGCAAGAGGCCCAATACCTAGCGCTTCACCGTTTTCTGCTTGTCCTTCTGAATAACCTGATCCGCCTAAACCGCTTTTTGGCGAGAAACCAATTTCAGATGGTTGTACGCCAAAGTGTCCACAAATAGAAGTAACTAAATAATCATCAAGTGTGTCTTTAAACTTCTCGCCATAGCCTTCATTAACAATAGGTGTAAGGCCCTTTGGCAAAAGTCTTGCGCGCTTGCGTTGCTCTGTTTGTCCCGCAAGATCATCATTGAGAATACGCTCATAAGCAAGCAAAAGATCAGGGTTAGTTCCCCAATCTTCATCAGTTGTAAACATAAGTTCAGGCATTACACCATCTGTGTACTCTGCCCTGATCCATTGTTGGCGGCGCAAATAAATGTCAGCAAGTGGAAGCGCCCGTTCTACTGGGCTAAATCCATAAACAGTTGTTGAGCGGCGATTGCGCACCATGTAAGCCAATTGATCCGCAGTGAATTCACCATCTGCCTTTGGATCTTCTTCTGTTGCAGAAAATTCAGAGCGTGGGAAACCATAAAGGATCTGTTGGAACGCCGCGTTAGGTGGCATTGGGCGCATACCGCGGTCATCAATAAGTGGCTTAATTGTTGAGCCATCAAGAATTTGGAAACCGTAAAGATCTCCGCCTACTGTTGGTTGCGGATAAATAGCAAGCGCATCAATTACAAGAATGTCCTCAATTGCAATGTTGATCCAGTCTTGCCATGTATATCCGTTTGCTTTGTCAGGGTTTTCCCAAAACTCACGCAAGCGGTTAATTTCATCTGTGTACTTTTCGCGGGCCTTAGCCATAGCGCGCACATGATCGCCACCTGACTCTGCCGCAATCTTTTCTGATGCGTCTGCACCAAGAACAATGTCAAACTGAAGGCCGTTCATTTTTGATTTAGTTACTTCAATGCAACGGCGCAAGATGTCAATACTGTCACCGGCAGCGCGTAATGTTGAAAATGGGACTAAGCGCGTTGGAACAATGTTGATGTTCTGAGCAACCTGGTACTCATAACGGCGCGGTTCAGGGCGGCCTGTTGCGGGATTGATTGGGTTAATCGCACCAGGGATAATTGGATTGCCTGGGCCAAAAGGAACTGTTGCGCTAAATGGTGCGCGTGGGAGTGCAACATTGTTTCCGTATGTCTGTTGCATTGCTAAACCGCTTTGCGCCATAAGGTCATCAGTGCCGATTGTTGTAGCACCGGCAGGCAGGTTAGGGCCTTTTTCAATGTTGCCAGTTGCTATTGCTCTTGCGATACGGTCACGCAGACCCATGCGTATCTCCCTTGTTATGCC